ATATTGCTTTGGGAGCAGGCTGAAGTTAAAGGTGTTCCTGTTCCAGTAAATCCGCACGGCAAGAACCTCAGAAAGAGGAACACGTGGCGTGAAACTGAAATCGATACCCCACGACGTGAAAAGGCTCCTGTAATAAGAAACCTCAAACAGCCAACGGTCGCCAACCCTCAGGACAGAAAGTTCTTTCTCTTTCCATTCGTCATCCGACTGACTGTTCCAGTTGTACAGTTGAAAGTTCATGTTCATTCCTCCTTGACGAAAGCACCGCCCATAACCATGCGGCCTTTACGGTTCTTGATTTCATCATATGCCTGCTCAAGGCACGATTTGATGTCATAACTCGACATTTCGCAATAGATGATAAGGCAGACAAGCACATCGCCAACAGCATCTTGTTGCCCAAGGTAATCATCCTTGATTTGAGCATCACACAACTCGCCAAGCTCACTGACTGCCTTCATCAGTTGTGCTTGAGGATTAGAGTAATGAAGGATTCCTCGTTCATCAGCCCAGTCTCCAACAGCGTTAATCAAATTCTTCCACTTCATCGCTTTCTCCTTAAAACACTGCCGGCTCAAAGTCGTACCAGTTTATAGGACCTTTTGCTTTTGGCAGTATGACCAGCCTAAAATTAGACCGAGAGGCGACCCATCTCAGGGCCTCCTTTTTACTCGCGTAATAGCGTATCGGTCCAAACTCGTCGTCAACGCGATAACGCCAGTTCATTTGAGCATCTCGTACAGAATGCACAAGAGCAGTACGAAGGGCACGGCAGCACCGACCAAAGCGCCAAGTAGTGCGAAACCCAACCAAAGGTCACACAGAAAAGTTAACACTCTGTTAATCATGGCGACCCTCGACATATTCGATTAGTCGGTTGATGTACCACTGTGCCTTCCGTAGGTCTTCCACACCGTTCTTGTGCTTCCAACGCCACAGATACTTAACGGCGTTACCGGTGCAGTACCCCTCGAAACCGTCAAGGCCAGAACATACGGCATCAATGCCATCAATGCACTCGACCTTTCCTGCCGTGTAATGGCTTGGGTGATTCACACGGTCAGTCACATGTTCCTCCTATTCCAGTGCGGCTTCTTCATCTCTGGCAAGTAGCGGCCCTTTGCACGGAGGTCGGCAACCATCTCCCGCAGTCTTTCGCCGTACAGTTCCTCGTAGGTCTTCTGGGTGGGCAGCTCGTACGGCTCGTCCCAACGCGGCAACAATGCTTTCAGGAAATTCATCCTCTTTCTCCTATCTGTAGTACTCAGTCTGGACGGTGGCCAGAACATCATGCCAATCATCCGGCGTAAGAAGGTCAGTAACCTCAAGACGGCTACCCTTGGACCGTATGTATATACGGTGTATACACACCTCATCGTCTGTGATTTCATACTCTACTTCCGCAGGTAGTGTCACAGGCACGTCGGCGATTTCAATCACTCGTTCTCCTTTCTTAGTTACTTAGCGTCTCCCCACGTGCTGCCTAGTTCAACGTCAACAACACTGGGTACTTCCAACCTTACCGCATCTTGCATGACTTGTGAAGCCCTCTCAGCTTCCTCTCGTGACGCTACGCTTATTGCAATCTCATCATGCACTTGCAGCAGTAAGTTAAAGCCTTCTTTCTTCAACGCGACCATCGCAGCCTTGGTCTGGTCAGCAGCAGAACCCTGAATCAGACGGTTTAAGCCCTTGTAGGTATAGGCTCGCTTGATGCGTTGGCCATACTCTAGCACGGCTTGTTCACGCGGCAATGCCTTGTTGATGCCGAACTCCATCGGCTCCCAGAGGTTGAACCGACAGCGACGGCCAAGCAGAGTGCGAATGCTGCCGTTGGACGCAGGATGCTCGATGCGCTTCATCACCGCGTTGATGGTGCCCTTAAGGAACGGTACGTTCTGATGGAACTTGTTGATGATTGACGACGCTTCGTCAACGCTCAGGTCCAGTGACGCGGCCATCTTGGCCTTACCCATGCCGTACATCAGACCCAAACCGATGGTCTTAGCTTGCTTGCGCGGAATACTGGCGAGGTCCGCAACCATCTGGTGGAAGTCGGTGCGGGGGTCTTGGTGATACTGCTGCGCCATCTCGTCTGCGCCGGGAAGGTCCACGAGCCGCGCATAGTGAACGAGCAGTCGTGGTTCTTGCGAGGAAAAGTCGTTCGCCGCCCACAGTTGTCCTTCTTCAGGTAGAAAAAGGCCCCGGACCATGGGTCCAATGACTTCATGCCGTGCCGGCACTTGCTGGAGGTTAGGGCTGGCCATGGACAAACGGCCCGTCACTGTGCCACCATTGTCGGAGCGAAGCTGATTGATGTGCGGGTGAATACGGCCTGTTTTTGCAGAGTAATCCAAATAGGGCAAAAGGAATGTTCCGTGAGTCTTGTTCAGTTCACGGGCTTCCACGATGAGCTTGGCAATCGGGTGGGCGTGTGTATCAAGAAATGCCTTAGTGAAGGACGGTTTGCCAGTCTCGGTCTTCGGATAGGGAATACCAAGCTTGTCGAATGCCTTAGCAATTGACGCTGCGGCCCAGACCTCCACCGACACGCCTGCCATGTTTTTAATCTGCTTGATGGCTGTAGCCTCGCGCTTCTGCATCTCACCGATTAGCTGCTCACACTTTTTTCTATCAAAGCGGATGCCCTGATGAGTAATTCCTATCAGGGTGGGTAACAGGTTCGTCTCAAGCTCAAAGATGCTCTCAAGTTCTTCCTTACGCAGAATGGTCTTGAGGTGGTGCCAAAGCTTCAAAGTCAGTGCAGCGTCTTGCTCTGCGTATGCGCCGACATACATGGCCGGCAGTTGCCATAGGCCACCCTTTGCATCGACGCCAAAATCCTCTGCCGCCTCTTTCAACGCCTGTTCAGACTTGACCTCTTGTAGATAGTCGTAACCGAGGGCGTTCAGGCTGTAGCTGAAGCGGTTCTCGTCAATCAGGGGAGCGGCAAGCATGGTGTCGTAAATGACACCGTTGACCTCGAAGCCCTCTGCCTTCAGCCAACCCAAGTCGTAGGCGGCGTTGTGCATAATCTTTGGGCAAGGTAAACGTAAGACGGAGGCAACCCAACGCTTGACCATGGCTTCGTCTAAGTTGCCCCCGCCCTCGTGGCGGATAGGGAAGTAGCCCTTATAGCCGTCCGCCGCGACTGCAAAACCTACGATGTAGCCGTCCTTCCTTGGCCAACCGGGTCCTAAGCTCTTGAGGTTATCATCCCTCGTTTCCAAGTCGATTGCAATCTCTTCGGCCTGAGATAGGTCAGGAAATTTATCTGGCGCTATCCACTCGGAGGAGGAAAAAGAAGGCATAGTCTTTGTCATAGGTGGAAACCAAGAGAGTAGTTTTTGGGAAGCACTAAGTGCAACGAATGCTTTGCTCTAGTGATGCCAACATAAAACATTCTGTTAACGTCATCGGCATTGTTGCCGTAGCTTTCTGCAAACTTAGGACTAAGGTCCGTGAGCAATAAGACGTTGTCTGCTTCCCCGCCCTTTGCTCCATGAATGGTGGAGACCTTTATCTTCGGCTCGGCAATGATTTTGGTGCCTCTACGAAGCATAGCGATAAGGTACTCCCGCTTATCCTCAGAAATCTTGGTCAGGGCACGGTGCCATATGTCATCCGTCAATAGCCCGTGGTCTCTCTTCAAGGTTTCCATGTCGTATAGGCCATCATCTTCAAGTCCGGTTACCTGCTTAAACCCGCGAGCAACAAACTCAGAGCCAAGGAGCTTGTAAACAAGCCTCACGTGTTCGGCACGAATCTTATCTCCCCGGCGTAGGTGCTCCCACGCAAGAACGGCTGTGGTCATGTTGTCGGAGATAGACCTATGCCCATAGCGCTCAAACAATAGACCCTGTTCCTTGAGCCATGGTCCAACGTCATTGAGTAGGTAGTTGGTGCTGCCCAGAATAAGCCAGTTGCCTTCCGATACGTCAACGTCATAGAAGCGCTCGTAGTACTTAACGTACCCCTCATAGTCGCGTGGAAACCAAGTTTTTGGCTGACGTTCATGTATTCGTTCGACTACAGCATTAGCAAGCTTATGGACTGCCAACGGAATCCTGTATGACTTATCAAGAACCTTTGTTTCACCATCAAAGTTAACAAAAAACCTAACGTCGGCCCCGGCCCACGTGAACAAGGCTTGGTCATCATCGCCGGCTATGTACATGTTCTTACAGCGCTTTTGTAACTCTTCCACAATCTGCCACTGAATCCGACTGAGGTCCTGAGCTTCGTCAATGATTACCGTCTCAAGGTGAGGCAGCCTGTCGGATTCTTCCACTATGCGTTCCAATAGGTCAGTGAAGTCGAGCAGCAATGTCTCTTCCTTGTACTGACGGTAAGCACGTTCTACATACTCAAGGTGAAACCATTCAAGCTTCATGCTTGAACGATTGTAGTGAGTACGCAAGTCAGTGCCTGTAATTCTGGCAAGGTTAATCTCGTTAAGAATTGGGTTGTCTGGACGGACAAAATGGTCATCGTCTTCTCCAGACACAGACACCACTATCCCGACTTTCTTAGAGAATTCAACATAGTGTTCCGCTAACATCATGTCCTTAGAACTGATGTTTAGCTGCCTGAAAGCTAGGCTGTGTAGGGTTCTGAAGTATGGGAAGTCCGTACTTTCATCAAGCAGAGGGAACTTCTTAATCGCCCGGTCACGAGCCTCGTTTGCAGCTTTACGGGTAAAAGAGAAGTAACCAATCTGGCTACTATGTACCCCACGGTCTAGTTCCTTCTCAACCGTGTCTAGTAGAAAGGTCGTCTTTCCGGTTCCCGGAGGACCAAAAACCTTAAGTACTTTAGTCACTGTAAGACCAAATAATCAAAGGCGTGGATGGGCCTACGTAGGCCCCCTCGCAGTTAAAGGAAATGTATTCGCGGGCTTCTTCCTCTGATAGGCAGTCCCTAGCAATGAGGATGCTGACCATGACTTCCCCGTCGTACACAAGACGGTTTACTCCAGTAGCAATGTCATATCCGACACCAAGAATCGCATCATCAAAACCATCCATCTTCAATAGGTTTTCATCCATCAGAACGGGCTCCCCCTACGTTGAATCGGAGTCACAAACGGTGCGTCTTGACGCTTGAACGCAGGAATGCGCCAGCATCTCACGGTGCGATTTTTAAGAAAGAGACTAATCGGTTCCCCGCCGAGGTCACGCACACGGGTGGCCATCTGTGGTCGAGTGATGCCAGAGAAGTTATTGCGCTTCATGTGCGCCTCAAGGTCTTTGAGACGGAAGTACGTCTTGGCCTCTTCATCACTGGTCCATGGACGACCAAGAAGAAGCTCGTCCCGGTCCATAGCCTGTTGGATGTGGGTGCAATACTCTTCTAGCAGTTCATGGAAGCGACCCTCGACGGAGGTGTCCTCAGGTGCCTCGTGAATCTTCTCCAGTTCGACCATCTCACGCAACAATGCGTTGAGAAGTGACTCCCAATCATTTTTCTTAACGGTAGGAGGAAGAACATTAAGCTTTTCAACACAAGCCTTCTGGAACAGATGCTGATTGTGCAGACTGTCCGTGTCCAGTTCGATACGCCGGCCATTGATATCCAAGAACCAGAGGGGCGGGCTACTGTTGTACTTGGTCAGGTTTGAAATCGCAGGTGCATCAGGGCCATTGGCTCCAATGCCGTGCCTTCTCGTTCGGCAAAGACCTGAGTTACAAAATGAATTGATGGGAGCATCTTTGCACTTGTACAGATACTCCTTTTTGCTCAACTGCTTAACGAGCAGGTTGACTTCATCAACCTTGAGCGGGGGATGAAAATACTTGTAATTGTGCTCCATCAGCTTGTCTTCCCACCCGATAGGGTGAGCCTTTTTCAGGTAGACGCCGATGTTAAAAAGCCCGTTGTTACGAGTCCCTTCCGGGAAACCCTGAGAGCATAGTGCCTGCAAGCAGGGTGGACCATCAAGAATGGGGGTTTCTCCCTCCTTAGGGGCCGCAACAATCTCAGGTATTCCATCGCAAGAATACTGGTCATAAAGGGCATAGAACTCCTCTAAGGTCGCGGCAGTGCCGTCGTCCTTAAAGGCATAACGCATCCCGTTATCACCGGCAAAGTAAGGCAGATTCAGGAAATTACCTGTGTCTCCTCGCTCAACCAGAATCTCCGCCTGCTTAGGGAAGATTTCACGACCGGACTCACCAAGTAATGCGGATGCATTACGTAGGTAAGTTTGCATGTCGATAGCAGCAACAGGCTGTTTGGTGAACAAGAAGCAATGGGCTCCCCCGCTTTTGCTGCGGCAAACCACAAGAGGAAGCTTAAGCTTGCGAATCTTTTCTATCAGTCCTTTGTGGTCGATAGGGTACTGGTCAATGTCGATAACGCCCCAGATACACGTGTTATCGGCACGAATTGGAATGATTCCTAAAGAGGGTTCAACGCCTTCCAGATGCTTTTGCCATAGGTCATCCGTTGGTGGTTGGCGAACCACCATGGCTTTACCGGCCTGCTTACCATCACCACGCGCCTTTTCAATTCTGTAGGTGCCGTAGGCAATATCCAGACCTTCAAAGATAGACTTGAAGCGTGAGATATCCATTTCTGTACCAGAGGTAAGTCAAGAAGGGGGCCGTAAGGCCCCCTTGCACTTAGAACGGCGTGTGTTCTGCCACCGGGTCTTCAGACTGATGCTTAGTCTGAACAGCCCCACTGTTGATTTGTAGAGCAAACGCCTTTGCTGCTTGGTACAGGTTAACATCTTCCACACTGCCGATGCGCTCAATCTCCCACCCGTACCACTTGCCCTTGTCGTTAGACTCCGCAATCGTAGTGAGGCGGTACTGTTGGCTGTACATCGGAGGCGTGTAAGCACCGTTCTTGCCCATCAGCTTGACAGACATCATCATGCTGTTCCACTTACGCGACTTCTTCAGTTGCGTGGACTTCATGACGATGAGAGCCGGCTCAGGAGCACCTTCGCTGTTAATCATCATCACGTAGTGGTTAGCGGTGTTTTCGATGTAGTTACCGTTATCAAGGTAGTCCTTATTGTCGCCCGGTTCGCGGTGCGTCTTCGACAGGATGTCACTGGTTGCCGGATGAATGGCAATCGGTGCACCACTACCAGAGCCACGCGGTGCCCATTCGATGTACTGACGAATGTACGCACACGGGACAACAATCACTCCCTTCTTGCCGTCATAGCACTGGTTCGTCACCGTGTTCATGATGGCACCGGGATTAGCCCCATCAACCTCACCGATTTCAGGCGAAGTGTTGGTCAAGAGCTTCAGGAACGGGAGGGCAAAATCCTCCTGACCCATGTTCTCAAAACCGCCGTGTGCATCTTCCTCGAAGATGTTGGCAACGGCGAGGGCAGTACTTCCTGCAACGGCAACAGCAGATTCATTCTTAGCCATGATTCTTGGTCCTTGATTAGTGATTAAGCAGACTTGATGGTTGCCTTCTGGCCAATGTAAGCGCCAAAAGTGTCTGTGGGGAATTCGACCCCACGTTCAACCATCTCTCGAACCCAAGCTTTTAGGGTCTGGGGTTCGACCTTCTCCTTTTGCTCGACTGGATAGCCTTGCTCTCGGAGTTGGTTCAGTAAGCCCCCGCACAATTCGTCTTCACCTCGACCGAACTGTACCGAGACAGTGTTTTTGATGATGTCGTCGTAGCCATTCTGACGCAGCCATTCGAATGCTGTAGCGCGACGCTCCTCACTGATGCTAGCCGAATAGTACGGCTTGACTTCAATGCTTGAGCCGTCCGACATCTTGAAAGACTTCATGCCAAGTTCGCCAAGCATGTTGGGGATGGACTCTTCCAACAGCTTCTTCAGTTGGTCCTTACGCTCCTTGACCACAGACTCAAGTTCCTCGACTTCCTTCTCAAGGACCTTGGCCCTTTTAGCCATGCTAGCAATGCTAGCAATCTGGTCATCTTTGACTGTCAGGGCACCAGCGTCTTCTTCAAACAACGCATTGATTTCACTCATCAAACTCTCCTTTCTGTGTGGTATCACATGTCACTGGGATGTAGCAGTTATCGCGTCTATCCCACTTTAAGCACTTGAACCTTCCGCCATTAAAGCTCGCCGCAATCGCACATGTCAAGCCGATGGCCGCAGGGTCGCCGGTCAACAGGAGCCAATCAGCGTCCGAATAGTCCCTCAACTTACGTCGAAGTCTGCGGATTGTGGGAGCAAGACTAAAGGCTACTTGAGTGTTAGTGGGCAACAAAACATCAATGTCGCCATACTTCAGGGCGGAAGAGATGTTGTGGTGTGGCATTTCTTGGACTACGAAGACTTTCGGCATCTGTTCTCCTTTCTCGAAAGTAGGTGTAGTATGCACAGTGTCCGCAGAGGACGCAAGCACAAAAGAAAGGATAAGTGATGGAAGATTGGTTCTTGAACAAATACCCGTTCAAAAACAAGCCGTTCCTGCATCAAGCTGCATACTTGCAGCGGTTCTGGGAACACAATGTGTCGGCCATCTTCGCGGAGATGGGTACTGGCAAGAGCTTCATGCTCATCAACAACGCCGCTATGTTGTACGACAAAGGGCGCATCAATGCCCTCCTAGTAATAGCCCCAAAGGGGGTGTACCGAAACTGGTACACAAGCGAAATCCCTAAACACATGCCGACACACGTGAACCTGCGAATGGCTTGTTGGAACCCGACACCAAGAAAGAAAGAAAAAGAAGAACTAGATGGGATGTTCGGTGTGACAGAGGACATGAAGGTACTCATCATGAACGTCGAGGCATTCTCCACTGAGAAAGGTGCCACTTTTGCTAAGCGGTTCCTGAACGGAACAGAGGCGATGATGATTATTGATGAAAGCACCACCATCAAGAATCCCTCCGCCAAACGGACTAAATCCTTGGTTAAGGTGGGTCGTGGTGCACGGTACAGGAGGATTGCAACAGGCTCCCCGGTCACCAAGTCACCGCTCGACCTGTACAGCCAGTGTGAGTTCTTGGACCCTGACTGTCTGGACGCGGCTAGTTACTACGCCTTTCAGGCACGGTACGCCATCACGCAGGAAAGACACCTTGCCTCGCACAGCTTCAAACAGATTGTCGGCTATCGGCGTCTTGATGAACTCCAAGAAAAGCTGAACCGATTTTCTTTTCGAGTCACGAAAGAGGAATGTCTGGACCTTCCAGACAAGATATATACCGTCCGCCATGTTGACCTGACTGACGAACAGGCAAGGGCTTACGCGCAGATGAAGAGTCTTGCTCTGGCGAAGTTGGGCGACGGGTTAGTTAGCACAAATAATGCGCTGACGCAGCTTATGCGTCTTCACCAAATCGTCTGCGGTCACACTAGGCTTGACGACGGTAGAGAGGTCGAACTTCCCAGTAACCGGATGAACGAGTTGCTCTCGGTCCTCGAAGAGTCGAGCAGTAAAGCCATCATCTGGGCAAACTACCGACACGACATCGAGGCCATCAAACTGAATCTCCAGAAAGCTTACGGCATGAATTCCGTGGCAGCTTACTACGGTGAAACAGAAGCTGAAGAACGAAGCCGCATAGTGGAGCAATTTCAGGACCCCGATAGTGAGTTGAGGTTCTTTGTCGGTCAGCCACGAACAGGTGGTTACGGTCTGACACTCACCGCTGCCAATCTGGTCATCTATTACAGCAATA